AGGAGATAACGTTGCCTTATAACGTGTGTAAAATTTTTTATTAAGCATAAGCCTAATCATTTGCTTTTCTATCATGCAACTCCTTTTCTAAATTTTCAATTTTATATTTTGATTTAATCTCATACATTCTTAAATCTTCATTCTCATTTTTTAATCTTTTGACTTCTGCATACAGAGCCATAATCTCTTCTGTTCTATCTTTTGTTTTTCTTAATTGCTTTTGTAAATATTCTTTTTGTTTTATCAATCTGTCTATTGAATCTTCAAGATCGTTTAGTCCTCTATCAAGATTTATTGCCATAAAATATCCCCCTTACTTGTTCTGTGTTAAAATACTTTAAGTCATCTTCTAAAGGTTTTACTATTACATTTTCAAATCCAGATGATCTTAAATCTTTTGCCATGTCATATGCTTTTGCTGTAGCATCTCTATCTAAACATATATATAAATTTTTATATGGTTTTAAGTGTGACTTTTGTACTGATTTTAATTTAGTACCCATAATTGCAATACCTGTAAGTATATTAGATACTGCACAAGCTGATGGACAATCTTCTACAATTACTGCATCATTACAATCACCACATTTAAATGGCACATCTTTATTTCCATACATAAACCATTTGGGATAATCGTTTTTATTTAATGATCTACCGACTGCACCTACTATTTTATGTGATATTCTATTTTTAACTAAGAACACAACTCTATTTTGTTTAACATCATATTTAAAGTCTGCTCTACCCCAAGACCAAGACTCCCAACAATTATTATTTGATAGCCAACGCATAGCTTTGTCATTTGAATATATTGATTGAAAACTATCTGGTATTTGAAAGTTTATATCTTCTATATGTAATCCTTTATTACCATGAAAAACTCTTTCTACATATTGCATATTTTTTTCTCCTTGTTTTTTACCTTTAGCACTGCATGAAGCGTGGAAGCAATACCAATTTAAATTACCCTCTGTTGTGTCTACAGAAAATGTATTTCTACCATTGCAGAATGGGCAATCCATTCTTGTTTGTATATCTGGTTGTAGTGATAATCCATTCACCACTGCAAGCTGTTGCTTATAATTCAACTTGAACTTCCTCGTATGTTATTAGGTATCTATCCCTTGAATAAAAATCATTTGCTTCTATTTTCATCAAGTTATTATTAAGATAGTATGCTACATTATTTTCTATCTTTTCTATTGTTGGATCGTTGTCGAATGGTATTATCGCCACTGCTTCTATTCCTAGTCCTGTCAGTCTTACTTTGTATTTTTTCATAGTCTAATCCCTTATCATAGTTTGTTTTATTTGTCAAGTTATTTTCTTTTTTTATTTTTTTATAGTAGTTTGGGTGTTTAAATTCAAACATGTTTTAATTCTTCCCTTACATATCTTTTTAATTCGCTATCTTGTATGTTATCTGGTATTGTATTTTTGTAAAATAATTCATAACTATCACTACCATATTTACCTATACCATATAATTTTGTTGCGTCTTCTCCATCCCATGTCAGATAATCTTGTGACATTCTCCATATCCTATTTGCTCTTACATGTTTAAGACCAAGACCCTCTAGCATAGAAGCTATAGTTTCTCTATTAGATTCTAATAGTTCTTCTGCAGTAGGAAATCTCTCAAAGAAAGCAGGTAATAATTTTTTTACTTTCTTTCTACCAGTTTGATTTAAACAGATGACACCTACCATATGTTGCCATCTATTTATAACCTGTTGTTGTACCATTAAATCGTCTCTCATTTTCTTAACTCTGCTCCATCTGATTCAAGATTATCTAATAGGTTTAAACCCTCAACGATACCTTGTGCCGTATGAATATTATCACAGAAACAAATAACATTCTGTTTTCCATTCTGTAAATCATACATCACAGCATTTTTGTTTGCATAATAATTACCTTTGTAACTATTTTCGGTTAGCATATCCTTTGTTATATATTGATCATCTAATATCATGTTTACTTTTCTCCTTAATATATTTTCTTACGCTATCTGCTAATTTTTCAATTTCTATCCAAATATCTTCACCACTCCAATGTTCAAAGGGTTGCCATGCATGGTCTTGAATCCACGCATTTAATATATCTTCGTTCCAATATGCAAAACTAGCAGGCAAACTTTCAAATAAATAAAAACTACTTGCAAATATTAGATCACTTTTTTCTTGCTCTGTCATTAATGCTCCTTGTAACTTACTTGTTTAACTTCACGACTCCAACAGGCACGACAACTACCACACTCACCATTTTGTTTAGGTGCAGGACATTCTCTACCTACTGCAGGTTTATCTTTATGCACACCAGATGTCCACTTCCAAAACTTAGGTGGGGGACTATCTACTTTAGTAGTTGATACTCGTAGGCATAAATTTTTTGGTACGTCTTTTACATCTACTTGATCTATTATTTTATATTCTCTAGTAGCTAACCAATATTTTATATGTGAGGTAAGTTCACATACCTCAAATATTTTCATAAGATGTGAGTAAGATTGCACATCACCAGAATCAAACCATCTGTGATATCTGTCCTCCTCTTTTTTATTTTTATATTTCTGTGTAATAAGTTCTGCCATATAATCTACCCACTCTGGTAATTCAATAGCTTGGTATCTTTTCTCATACATAGCTTTGACAACTGGAAATACATAACAACCTTTACCAGCATAACATTTATTACAGATAGTGCCTTTTATTTTTGCTAACTTACTACCTGTTACACAATATTGTATGGGTATACCCCAAGCATACGAGGGCATCTTAGCAGGATTAGATAGCGTACCTATTTTTGCTTCTATTTCTTTTAATTTCATATTTTTTTCTCCAATCTTCTAATACCAAATCTTAATTGTTCTTTTGTTATTATACCATTCTTATAATTAAATTCTAAATTTGTAAGTAATTTATTTACATGATCTTGTGTTGTACCTGCCATATCACACCACAAAGAACAGTCAGATGTCTGAAACCAATTCTTTGCTCTGCTTCTCATTGCAGGACTACTATCTGTATTACTTAATAAACCAAAAGAATCCTCCATCATCACCTGTATTTTAGCGATAGCTAGATTTTCTTCTGGTGTTCTATTTTTTGTTTCTTTTGTTGCTTCCATATATTTTACCTTACTATATTTTATTGTTAAAGTCAATGTGTCGCATTGTTTTTTCTCTCATTTTATGATATGATATCCTGTCGTTGCAGGGGGGTTAGTATATACTATCATCATCATTATCTTCTATAACTTTATTAATTACATAAAAGGCAATACCACCCCCTATTATAAGGGCTAGTATACCTACACCTAACATTCCTAATCCGTATTCTATTGTCATATTGTTTTCCCTTTCTTAGGGTGCATACTATTGTTGCAACAAGTATCATCTAAAAATACTCCGAAGATTAGACTCCTTTTTAAAACCGAAGTTCGAGTTATATTTTTATCAACCATAATACTATTATAATATACACCCAAAGAAAGGCTAGGGGATTTCTCCCCTATACCTGTTAGATTATTAAGAGGCAAGACTGACACCATTGGCTTTTTGCCAAGCAAGTATCTTCTCTGCTCTTGTAGGTTTAGCTTTACCAATATTCATAATTGATTCAGCTGCGTCATCAATAGATATAACCAAGTCCATACCAAACTTATCAGCTAGTATCTCTGGATCAATAGTCCATTGTATCTGCTCATGATTAGCAAAGTTCTCTACTTGAGAAAACTTAGTCATAGATTTAACTACTTCTTTAAACCTATTGACTCTAGCTACAACAGTTTGTATCCACTGCGTATGCTTAGTAACTACTTCTTGTTTAGCACTAATCATCATTTCAAACTTAGCAAACTCTAAGTCTGAGCATGGTATTGCTCTTGAACGACAACCACCTGTACCAATAATATGCAATGCATACTTATCTTTCCATGATTGGTATTGATTAGTACCACCTTGACCACCTTGTAGCCAATGCTGATTATCATTTCTACATTGAGATAGGTATGGGTTGCTGTTTCTACTGTACCTTGTATCTGACTTCTCTGCTTGTAAGTCAGCTTCAATGTTGCAATCTGGATTTAACCCTACTGCTTTCATATCTTCACGATACATAGCATATGCAAAGTTCTTACCATTATTGCTACTGCCACTACCATAACGACCATAGTTTCCATTCATACTTCCGTCTAACTCAAACGAAAAATGTTTGGATTTATCTACTTCGTCATTGTATTCATCAAGCACTTTTGTGTCAGTCACTTTCATAAAGAAACAACTATCTGTGCCAACTGCATTGATAGTGTTATGTTTTCTTTGTAGTGATTGAAGTGTCGCAACATCTTCCAATGGAAATCTTCTCTCAACTACTTCTTTACAAGTAGCAAATGAAGAATCAATCGTAGACTTTGCGTCATCTCTTGATTGTAGGAACGCCTCTTTTTCATGCGTATCCAAAGACTCACAATGCTTACGAAAGTCGATCACTAATGACTTACGCTTACCTGCATTGAGTCTTACTTCTTTTTTATCCATACGAGTACTCCTTTGTTGTTGGTTAAAAAAAAGACACCACCCAGATGTTTGAGTGATGTCTATATAATATACTATTGTTATTGATGTGTCAACTAGCCAAGCCAAGCTGTATTGCTAGTTCTCTTGCTTGTGTATCGTCTATGTGTAGCCATTCATGACCTCGTTCTATATCTTCTGGAGATTGTGCTTGTTCTCTTGTAATACTTTGCTTAACTCCTTTAAGTTTATTTACTAACATATAATTAGGCTGACTATTGTAACCCCAATTATATTCTACATACCAAGCGTCATTTAAAGGTAATATTTGTTTATCAATATAACCTACTGCCTGCATTAAAGTATTTTTATGCTCATCAAACCATTGCTCACGGCAACGCATACTACAACATGGGAAATAGTATTTACTCATCTTATAAGATTGATAATACTTAGCACCTTTACTACCACGAATTTGTGATTGATTTTTTTTATCAACACATTTTTTATTTTGACACCACTCACTCATTGATATCTCCTGTTGTCATTAAAGATTTAAGAGCAGTAAATTTTACCTTGTCAAACATCACGATAGTAATGTCTTCATTTAGCTCTAACCTATTGATTTTATAGACTTTTTTGCCTACACTAAACCACTTCAATCTTCTAACAGATATGTTTCGTGGTGCTTTCTTTTCAAGATCATGGGCTAGTATATACTCGTCAGCGT